CTGTAAATGCGGTTTTATCTTTGCATCAAAGACTTCTTCTGTGTCATCTTCTTCCAACAGCATATAATGAAGCTGGTGGTCGATAAGATTCTCAAAGACTTTCATTTCTTCCCTTGTCCTAACAACGAAACCAGAGAAGATAATATCGAGAACAGTCCTAAGTTGTTTAGTCATTCAACACCTCCTTTGGCTTCCCTTTCTCAACTTTCTTGATTGCCAATTCGACTTTGAACCGCTCTTTGGGCGCTATCAGCAAGTTGTCTATTAACCAGCCATTGTCTTGTTCATAGTAAGGAATGCCATGCTCATCTACCTTGACAATGTGATCTTCCAGTTCAGGTATCTTCCACATCTAAGCCTCCGAGAACTCTATCTCGACCCGCGGGTTTCCTTTGTCGTATGCGACCTCTTGGATTCTGGGCATCACGTAGAAGTCGTTCTCATAGACAAAACCTTCCATTACATCGAGAAGTATTTTGAGCGTGTTGTGACTGTCTCGCTTTCTTTTGTCCGGCATGAAGAACCACATATCGGCATATAACCAAGTGTCAGTTGTCTTCTCCCATTCAGCTTGCCGAGTCCACATCTTGGTTCTCCATGCTGCATTTGAGTACCACTCCCTTGCTGTCTTATCCATGACTCTTTTAGGCCCGATATACATGTGATTCACGCTGGGCGGCACCGGTAGAATTAGTCTCATATTCACCTCCTAGAACGGTATCTCATCGCTGTCGGAATCTTCGGTGTTGTCACTGCCGAAGAACTCAACTGGTTCTATCGGCTCGGTATGGCTCAGAGATGATTCGTTGTTTGAGCCGTTTTTCGTCTCCATAAAGTTGACTCTGGCGGCTACCACTTCGGGAATCGACCTCTTCACTCCGTCCTTTTCCCAATTGTTTATTCTGAGCTGGCCTTCCACAAGTACCAACTTCCCTTTCGTCATGTACTTCTCGACTACCTCAGCAGTCTTCCCAAAAGCCACTATCCTGAAGAAGTCAGTCTCGCCTTTGGGAAAGTCCCTATCCACAGCGATATTGAAGTTTGAAACCTGCGTTCCGCTCGCGACAAACTTAGTCTCAGGATCGCGAGTGAGTCTACCCACAAGTATTATTCTGTTGTAGCTTATCCCCATCATTTCACCTCCAAGCTGTACTTTCCGTTACTCAGCCCAGTAGAGCCGAAGCCTGCGGCCCCTCTTTCTGTCTCGGTTTCAGGCTCTCCCCTTCGGAAGAAGAACGTCGAGTCAATTCTCGCGACTATGAGCTGAACTACCCTGTCGCCCCTGTTGAATTTCAGAGTCTCGTCGCTGGTATTCAGTAGCAACGCCTTTATCTCTCCCCTGTACCCTGAGTCGATTACTCCCCCGAGAGTCATCAAGCCCATAGATGCAAGACTGCTCCTGTCTTTCAGAAGTCCTACATATCCGAATGGTATTTCGGCTTTGACTCCTGTGTGAACCACTATCAGCTCTCTGGGCGGTATCTCGATGTCTCTATCTGTTTTTAGGTCCACTCCCCCATCATCAAAGTGTTGGTGCTCCGGAACTAATATGTCGTCTGTGAAATATAGAGTCATTTTTCCTTCCCTCCTAAAATTACCCACTCAGGGTAAATTTTTCTGCAAGCCAAGAACGCGTCTGTGAGTGCAACGTGTTCAATTTCAACCTCTTTCTTTTCGTTGCCTTTCTTAATCGTGAGTACGAATATCATGTGAACCTCCTATAAAGCCATTTTGCGAACGAGTTCGAAATATCTTGTTATCTCCTCAATTTCTTCTACAATCTCTTGCTCTGGGCCAATAAGCTCAGCTGGTGCTATACCAAAACCTTTAGCAAGCCTTCCGAGCATTGTTCTCGATGGTGTGTATTCTCCGTTCTCAAGTTTCCATATTGTTTGCTGGGCAGCGCCTGAACGTTCCGAAAGTTCAATCTGACTCAGCCCTTTTTCTAACCGTATTCTCAATAGTTTATCTGGATTGAAGTTGTACACTGCTGTTTGAGCCATTATTCATCTTCTCCATTTACCACCTGCCAAAATCTTCTACCCATTACCTCTTTCCATTCGTCCAACGAAAGATCTTCGGGTTCTTTTCCAAGTGCTTTTTTCAGTCCTTCGAGAGTACTTTTGTTTTCTTTTTTCAGAACCCATTCCAAACACTTTTTCATAGCGAAGAATTTTCCACAACCCAAATACTCATATTCAAGTTGCCCGTCTATTACCTTGGCGCGAGCCGCCATGCCTTTGTATCTGCACGACTTGTACGACAAGCAATGCCACAAGCATTGATCGAGATACTTATACACATCTTCAAACTGCCATACTTGGCCCCGAGTGATTTTTTTTACCTCCCCGCCCTTAACTCCGAGTTTCTTAAGAGCATCATTGAGAGCCTTGATGGTTCCGTCTGAGGCTTGTTCCTGCGGTTTTAGTTCCTTAATCATCTTTGTTAGCTTGCTCTCTATACTTTCTCGCGAGCCGTTCAGCGTTTGCGAGAATGTCGCTATTGTCATTTTCTTCCCCCTTTCGATTGTCGTAGTTGCCTTCCAGGATTTTGAGAAAGTTTTCTTGCTTGGTTATCCACTGAAGATTAGCTATGAATGGCTTTCTTCCGTTAGTTGGAGTTACTCTTCCCGCTAGAAAGTCTGAGAGTTCTACCCTTTGGAAGAAACTTTCCCAGAACTCGAAGTTTGGGTATTCTTTCCATCTTGCCCTTAGTTGAGCTTTTCTAGATTCCGAAAGTCCTTTTATACGCGGAAGAGAACAACAGATAGAATGGTATAGATCTACAATTTTCTGAAAAGGAACGCGAGAAATTGAGTCAACTTGTTGACGAGAAGAAGATCTTATATCTTTATCTATATCTAGTTCTATATCTAGGTGCGTAACGGTGACGTCACGTGACGCGTCACATCGTTCGTTGTTTGAACTATTGTTTGGGATGTTTCTTCCGTCTGAGAGCTCCTTCAATCTCTCTCTGTATCTTCTGGTGCGGAACTTAGTTTGTTCTCGTATTTTTTCCAATCCTTTAGTGTTCTGGTGCTTCTCCCAGTTAAGGACTATGATTCCTTCAGAGTCAATTTCAATCATCTCGAAGTCTTGCATAGTCTTTAGCCCCAGCTCCACGGTAGATTGTGGGATGTTGGCTATTAGAGAAAGCATCTGAATTGAGTACGGAACATTTGGTTTGAAGTAAATCAAACCTCCGTCGTTGGTTTTGCCTGCCAGAACAAGTAGAAAAATCCATAGAGTCAATAGAGAATCGCCGTTTGGCATATTGCGAAGGAAGACAATCTTCTCATCTGAGAATATATCTGTGTTTATCCGAATCCACTTGACGTCGTTCAAATTATCACTTCCTTAGAAGTAACCGCTCCCTTTCGGGAGCGGTGTTTTCATTCCAATGGTTTCTTTCCTGTGAGAGATTTGCTTTCTATGGGTTCTGACTCTTCTGGCATGACTTCCTCGCCTTGAACCTCGATCCAGTCTGTTTCGTCTGGGACCTCCGACATATCCTCTTTGATTTCTGTCTTGGTTGTCTCGTCGAGATCCAACTGTCTCATCAGTTCAGGAGAAAGCGGTGCGTACTTGGAGAGTCTCTTCAAAGCAGTTTTAACCCACATCTCGTCTTCCCATTCAATCCAGGGGCCTTGAGTTGGAGTCATCGACTTCTTGCGGATCTTCTCCACTGTCTCGGGCGGCAGGACAACGTACATATGACCTCCGTCTTTGAAATGAGCGATAGCATAGACGCAAAGCCTCTTGCCCCTGTCGCCTGAGAAGTTTGGAATGTGCCTTAGCTTCTCGTTTATTCCGTACTCGAACTCGAACTCATCGTTCTCATAGACAACGTTGGATGTAACTGAGACAACCTCTCCCGAGCGGTACATGAGATTTACGAATCCCTTTGCCCTTATCTGAAACTGAGCCTCAAGGGATTTTGTTTTGCCGTTGAACCTCGGAATAATGTCGCAGAAACCGAGCGGCCCGGGTTCTAGTCCCACTTGAGCCGCCATCATCATTGCCCCGAGAAAAGATGGAATAGAACACTCCAAGAGCTTAGGATTTCTTCTCACTTCCGTGAACGCTATCCTTGCGAACCTGTCTGCATCCATGTGTTTAGGAAGAGCCTTCTGTATCTCAGGCTGCATCCTCTTGAGTAGATCCTGAAGTGTCTTGTACTTGTCGCCATTCCCGGTCTGAACCGCCTGTGATTTAGCCTTAACGATTCCTTTTGTCTCTTCTGCCTTCAAACGTTACACCTCCCTGATGCTGAATCTTCTTGATTCTGTTTCTCTTGAGAACTCCTGATAAATGTTTGGCTGAGAGTTCTTCAACGCCTTTGTGTCAAGCCTTGTAGATGTATAAGATTTCCAGTCAACCCTCCACTTTTCTACATACCCGGTCTCGTTTTCTCCGAGGAGTTCTTTAAGTCGGTTTTCCTTTTCGGCCTTTTCATCTTCGAGTTCTTTGATGGATTGTTTGAGTTGTATAAGTCTTTGAATAGTGTCAGCAGTGTCATAAGGAAGAGAAATAGAGGATTCAGGCACAGCTTTTGGATAAAGGATATTTAGGACCTCTGAACTGTCGTCCGATCCATCCATAGGTGGTGGGTTCTTATCTTCGACCCTCTTCCAGAACTCAGATTCGAGAGAAATTAGACTTGAAATGAATTCTTCGTCCCTGTCAAAATGCTTGTGGATAAACTTGTTGCCGCCTATGAGAGCTGCAATAACTCCCCACTCGTAGCCTGTCACCGCTAGATAATGTTGAAGCTGGCAATAGGCTTCAGGCGGCACTTCGTCATCTTTCCATTCTTCCTTTCTGAATTCAGAGACATTCTTGCATTCCAGAACTCCGGGGCCTCTGTCTTTTGCGTAGATAATTCTGTCAACGTTGGCAATCATCCAGTCGTGGTCCGGATGAATCAGGATGTAGTTTCTTCTCTCAACGTAGTTACCCGAACGATCCGAGTATTCCTTCGCGATCAGGTCCTCCATCTTTGAACCCCAGTACATTGCTTCGTTGCTTTCTTCGTTTTGAAACTCCCCTATCTTTTCGAGATAAACCCTGATAGGAGACCTCCACTTATTCAGGCCAATAATGGCCGCTGCGTCCGAACCTCCGATTCCCTTTCTCCGTTGCTCTTTCCATTCTTCGTAGGACATTTTCTTTGTTGAGATTTTCATACAGTCATCTCCCTGTGCTATAATTTCTTTGAACTCTTACTAGGCCGCTCTGGGAAGCGGCCCTTTTCATACATGAATGTGTGGTCGATAAATACTCTCCAGGTCCTCAAGTTCTTCGGCCTTGAATGCAATCAAGTCGGTATAGTTCGCTTTCTCGATCGGGTCTACACAGGCTTCTTCTCTCTCGATGAGGTCGTCAATCTCGGCCCTGAGTTCCTCGATCTCCTGCCAGATTGTCTTCATACCGCAACGCTTGAAGGCTTCCCACTCGTGCGGTAGAGATTGCCGTTTATGTACCAGTGAGCGTTGATACCCTCATCGACTGCGTTCTGGTAAGCCTGTGTAGCCTCCTGTGTGGAGTACCCATCGTACAGTGGGTACTCGTAGCTGATCACCTCGTGATGTGGCCGTCTGGTTTCCTGCTTGTAAAATGTTCCTCTCATTCTTCTTCCTCCTCAACTGCTATGGATATGAGCCTTTCGTCTCTAAGCACCGCCACTGTTTCTTCAACAATCTCGTCAACAATCTTCCGAAGGATGGTCGTTGAACCATCAGTTTCAAACTTATACATTCCGGCCACTTTCTCTTGAAGTTGCGCCATAGTCATAATGTTTTCTCCTCCCATTCAGATTTCAAAACTCACCTCCAAAAGCGGCGGCGAGGCCACATGCCTCAACCGCCTTTGTCCAATACTTATTGAGTTGTTGTTTGCCTGGAAGCTCATCAAGAAACCAGGCTGCTAAGAGTGAAGGTTTCACCTGCCTTTCGTTATGAATTTTTAGAACGTTTTATCATGTGCACTTCTGTTGGGACGTTAAATTGACAAACTTCTGGAGGCCCTGCGCTAAGCACAACACTATAAAAGCCCCTCCTTTCTTCCCACCACAATTCTTTTACGTCGTCTGTGATGTCATCTAATTGTTTATTGAAGTGCCAAGTTTTCTCAAATCTCCATTCTTTCTTTATTTCGTCTAAATCCTTGCCACAATAGCACTTCTTAATAAATGTCCTACCTACCCGATGATCAAATACCTTAACCTCAAACACTTTTTCACCTGCCTTTCGTATGGGATTTGAGATACTTAACATTTATGTTTAGTTTCTCGTGCTCAAAAAGGCTGGCGGCTCGCACCGCCAGTAAGGGGGGTTCCAGTAGCGAAAATCAGTTTTCTTTTCTGAGCATGCTATCAAGACCAGACACAATTCCTTTGAGCCGCTCTTCTGTGAACAACTTGATATTTCCGGCCTTGAAATCCGGCTTGATTTTGTACTGATTTATTAGTCTCCGCAACAGGTCAGGATCATATTTATATTTCCTACCAAATTCCGGGATGCTAATATAAGTCTTGCTTTCTACCATCTCTATCACTCCTTTGAAAGTTTTGTCTCTTCACAACTCAAAGTTCTGAAGAAAGAAAACTTCTGACACACAGCCTCCGAGATCTGCTTCTCTGCACCTGGATACCACGGGCGGCTCTCTTTAGCTATGCTGATTTTCAAAGATCTACGTTTCAAGTATAGTTGCTTTATACCACCGCATGCAACATCGGTGAGAGCTGATTATACAAAGATAGAGCTATTGAGAGACGATTAGAGTATATATGATGTGTTATGCGTAACTTTCCACCATTCTCAAAAAATGAAAAGCCACCGATACCCAAAATGCTAGGTTAAACTATATTCCGATGGAAGTATCCAAAATTAGTCGTTATTTGCCCCACCATTGAAAGTTTTTATTTGTTGGGGTGATTACACGTTGAGATATGAAAACTTTCAATGTGGGCAATCCTGCGGGGCAAAAAAAGAAACCTCCCCGAAGGGAGGCTATTAGATTTCTTTCAGGAAGCGGGATTATTCTCTGAATTTAATAGCGAAAGTAGAAACAAAATCCGTTAACTGTTTCACTCCCGTGAAGGCGGGCCACGTGAATGCGGCAATTATCGGGAACAATCTCCCTTACTTGCGGGCAGAACTGCTCTACTTCCTGGAATGGAATTCCCTCGACGCTCCAGTAGAACAGGTATCCCTTGCCCTGATCATAGTCAGACTCATATCTAACTATGACTTCTTTTTCCAGGTTTGGATATCCCTGGAAAATTTCTGCAAGCGCCTTGCCTATGGGTATCACTACCCACGGGCGCGCCCACCCTGCGCCACCCTTCATAAAGTCAATAAAATCCTTCAACTTCATTTCTTTCTTCCACTTTCTCATTTTCTTCCCCTCCTTTTGGCTTTTGAAGTCTCTCGAGAAGGAGCCTTTCGACTCCCTCCGAAGAAGATTCAAAAAGTGATTTCAATATGCACGTCTGGTACACAGTTTTCGTTGAGTTCATCAATGCTGTTGAGTTCCCAGTACTCCTCATAGTGAATAGTGTCAGACCACTTGTTTTCTTTCCAAACAGCGGCAACAAAACTACCCGGCTCAAGTTCGTGGAACATTGTTTTTGCGAAGTACATTGTAGGATTCTTGCGATATTGTTCCACCAGCTTGACTGCCGATTCCGAGTATTCTTCCTTGAACTCTTCAAAACTCATAACATCCTTAGACATTTTCTTCCCCTCCTCCACATACTTTTCAAACGCTCTTTTTACAACATCCGTCACTGTGTCGTCTCTATCTATTGCTTTCTTCTTCACTTCTTTGTACAGCTCCGGCTTGACCCGGATACTGACGAGTACTGATTTCTCTTTCATCTCACGCCCTCCCTTTGTACTCGGATATGAGAACCTTTTTTGCTGTCTGAATGGCTTCTTTCTCCGTTCTATATACGCCTGGGGTATTCTCTGCTAGCCAGACGTTCTGTCTCTGGCGTATTGTTGTCATCGTTTTAACTTTGCCGTCTGCCAGAAGGAAGAGTCCTTCTTTCTTGTACTCGAAAGTGATTTCTTCATTTTCGGTTTCTTCGGCGATTTTCTCTTTCTTCTCTTCTACCTTCGTCTCTTCTACAAACTCAAGAACTATGCTGTGGTCGTTGTTGAATCCTATGTATGCCCCGAGCCACTTTGTGTTCTTGAATTCGATTCCTCTGCTAGTTTTTTCTCCCTTGATTCCTTCAAAATAGAAACCGTCTTCTCTGATTTCTATTGCTCCCTGCTTCTTGTATCCTTCGTAGTTCACGTACACTCTTATGTTCTTCCAGTTCTTGAACTGTATTTCTTCTACTCCGTACTGCTTGCTTTCTACATACACCCTCTTGATTTCTTTCATCTCTTCCCCTCCTTTTCCTTCTTCAATAATAGTATAGCATGTTGTATTACTATACACAATAACGATAGAGTAAACATCACGTAACGAATCAATACACACAATAGGCAAAAAGAAAAGCCCCCGGCTTTCACCGAGGGCGGGTGTTACACCAGGAGGGGGTAACTATCTAACGAACAATGCTTTTGCTATTTCGGCTTCAGGAGCGTCAGGCTCAAGACCGGCGGCTGCTGAATCGTCCTTGAAGAGTTCATCGACAAACTTGTCAATGGTTATGTTGATCGCGATGATGACGATTCTTTCGAGAAGATATTCGAGAAAGTCGATCTTGAAGTCGATTGCCTTCTCGACCAGTTCGGCCAGCTTCTTCTTGACCATTTCTTTTACTTCTTCGTGGTTGAACCCTGCGTCTTTTAACAGTTTTGCGCCCTGTTTCAAAATGTTCAGTATCTTTTCAAACACCTTTATTCCTCCTTCATAAGCCACTCAACGGCTTTTGGATTTTGCCTCCCAGTCAGGGAACGATTCGTAAATGCTTATTAGTTTCTTTGCGTAGTCTGGATCAGTCGCATAACCGGCTTTGTGGATCGTGTCGAAATATAGCAACGGCTCGTGTCTCAAGAGCCACGCTCTGTGGTATCTCTCGTCCTGAGAGATCTTGACAATGTAGGCCAGCATCGATTGTAGCGGGGAAGTGAAGGTTTCGAATGTATGAGTCTCTATCACCCACTCACCGTTGAATTCAGTAGTCGTTGCTTCTATCGACCCCGGAAGCCAGGGAACGTCTTTGATGCCATAGAGATTGTTCGACACGATGTGCTTTCCCCATCCGGTTTCCAACGCTGCTTGCACGAGTAGAATGACCGGAGGAAAGTCGCAAGCAAGACCGACGAGAATAGCGTCGTCTCGATACTTTTCTATGAAATCCATCTTCACGCTCATCGGCGTATCAACCTCCATTGTTGAAACTTGAGCGGCAAGGAGGCACATAATCAGAACGACGAAAAAACTTCATCCCCCCCCTCCAGTAAACAAGCTCATCACCCAAGCCATTACCGAGCTGGAAGTGATGATAGCGAGAATCAGCTTCCAGAGAAGCCGCCCGTTTCTCGCGTCTATGGCCTTCTCTACTTTTTCTTCTACCAGGCCGTTGTGCAAGTCGTCTGAAAGCGTATCAATCTTGTCGCCTAGCTTGCCAACGTCTTTTTGAACATCGTCCATCTTTGTGAGCAGGACTGTTCTGTCAGTTTTCAACTGCTCAATATCGTGTGCATATTTGCATTCTTCGACCATACTTGCACCTCACATCGATCTTTCCAAGATTTCTATACCTTTGTATGTACCATCGAACCTCATGAGATACTCAAGTTGCGGACTCGGTCTCATGAATGACTCTTGCGCATAGTTTGAGTAGTTCTGAAATGCAGAGAGAATCACGTTTCGAACCTCTCTGGCATACACAGTCTTGCGTTGCGGGTCGTAGACGAGACGGGATGAAGGTATCAGGTTCGGATCATGCACATGCCCCATGATACTGAAGTCGCAATTCTCCATGATGTCTCCCAAAGCAGCGGCCTTGTTGGCTTTTGCACCCTTTGTTCGCCCGCCACCATATCCGTGAGCGATGAGACCTACGTAACTATTCATCCTGCTGTTTGACTTTGAAGGTCTGGTGCTTTGATAGTTTCCGACTCTCAGATGAAGGACTCCCAAACCTCTCACGAAAGGTACTTTGAGAATGTTTGCAAGAGCTTCGGCCATGTTGAAACCTGTTTTTTTCTCCATGCCTCTTTCGTGGTTTCCATCCATGATGAGTAGAATGTTGTCTCGAATGGGTTTGAACAGGTTTGCCACAGTCACGAGTGCAACGTTGAGATCGTCTCCTTGCTGTTCTTTCAGAAGCCAGTTGAAGAAGAGCTTGTCGAACGTATCACCGATTAGGAGCGTCAGATAGTTGTTCTCTTTTATCTCCTGAATTTTTCGTTCTATGAGGCTGTGGTTTGAATACCTTGAATCCCAATGAAGATCTCCGAGGGGCAGGAGATGAATTTCCTTTGCTTCTGGGAATGAGCGTTGAACCACCTTGACATCGAGGGGAGTGTGAATGTGTGACATCCATCAAAGCCCACCCAGGTATTTCAGAATTAGCAAGACAAGGAAAGCTCCCAAGGCAGTAGACACGAAGTCAAGAAACTCTGCCGTGCCATGTTCAATATCCCAGAACTCTTTTATGAGGCCAATCACGCAAGCCACAAGAAAACCAAGTATCGGCATTCTCGTCAGATACCCGACTACCACCGAAATGAATGCCCCGGCCATAAAGTGCAGCATTTTGTCCGTCATGGTTTCACCTCCATAATCTTCTTCGTCTGCCAGTCAAAAACCTTAAACACCAAATCGTCATGCTCCACCCTGTTTGCATCCTTCTCAAACCAGCTCTGTGAGTAGTCCGCATTCAAAATCACGTCCTCAAACCAGTAGGCTATGTTGAAAACCAGCGGTGAGAGGATAGCTTTCTGCATATAGTGCTGGTATTCGTGTCGTAATACTCGTCTGGTTGTGGCTTCGTTTGTGGGATTCAAGTAGATAATCGGGAAGATAGGACTAGAATAACCAGCCGCACCAGTGAAGCCGTGAGAGACCGACGATTCCTCATAGGGTGGTAATGACGTTGTTGTCAAGTCCTTTACAATCAGTATCGGAGGGCCGTTCAACATATAGATTTGAAGTCCTGAATTTCCTATCACAATTAAAGCCAAAATAGTGAGTATCGCTGTTATGATTGGGTTGTGGTACAAGTTTTCCATCGCGTGTACCTCCAAAAGAAGAGGCCGCCCCGGCAGGCGACCTCTTCGTACTATTTCTCTAGTTCTTTCAGCTTCGCTTCGAGTTCTTTGATTCTCTGATCCTTTGCCTGATTCTCTGCTACTGCTCTCGCCATCATCTTGTCTAGAGTCTCAAGCCCGAGATTCATTGAACCCACAAGAGCCATCTTGAAATTTTCGTAGTTTCGTTTTAACTCGTTCAATCTATCCCCTCCTTACAATGATGTTCTTCCGTCTGGCCTGTACCAGTTGGTTCCGTCAAACCATACAAGGTAATAAACTCCGCTGGATACCTCTTTTATTGCCGTTGAGCCAACAGCAACATCCGTCGGCAGCGAATCGGTATCTTCATAAACTGGGGGAGCTATTGGATGCGAAAATGTTATGTATGCTCCATTACTTGCGGTCATGAAAAACTCAATAGTTGGCTTCACAAAATACGTTCCATTCAGGCTGTACAAGACCGCTAGAATTTCTGCCGTATTGTCAACAAGAGCCGCAGAATTACGATTAAGAATCATCTGAATCTGGTTTGTGGCTTCGTTGTCTTTTGCATAGAGAAACGTTCCGGCCTGAACCGTATAACCCGAGCTGTTTTGATACACTGAGACGGCGTACACTTCCTTTTCTGTATCTGCTGTATCGGCGGCCGTATCCACCGTCAAATAGACGAATGATGTGCCGGTACTTCTGTTTCCATCTTTGATATACATTATTGCGTCTTCCATCTTGATGTAGTTGTCGCCAGCTCCTAGAATCAGATTTCCTTTGATCTCGACCGCAGAAGCAGACATCTTGACATAATTAGTGCCGTCTGATACATAGATCCCATCGAAGAGAGAACCCGTGACCCCGACATCAGCCCCAATTTGAACACCTGAACCGACGGTTATTTGACGGCCTACACTGAGATCGAGAGCGACGTTTATATGATTGGCTGTGATTGAATTTACGGCAATATCATTGCCTGTTGCCTGAGTAGAATAGACCGCATCCGCTTCGACCATCGACCTTTGGCTTGAACCATTTCCTGCATAGTCAACCGCTTTCACCGCATAGATGTACTTTCGCCACTGCGGATAGTTAGGATCGTCAGCATCGGTGATGTGATACTCAACGTCTTTATCCACGAAGTCGGTGCCTTTCACAGCAGCAAGAAACGTCCAACTTGCACTGAAAGCCCCGCCATCCGAGGTCTGAACTTTCCGGTACAGATAGTATTGCTCAACGTCTGAATCATAGACCTGAGACCAGTCTACGTGAATAAGGCCAACCCCGCCGACTGCCGAAATGCTCCCGGGGATTGCGGGCGCTGTGGTATCATACAGAATTGTTTCACTGTCAGAAGCCGACCAGCTCGAGCGGAGATTCTCAATATCCACGGCTCGAACCTGTGTGTACACGGTGTACGAGATTCCTGATTGCCACTGATTTGTGACCTCGAATACTATCTCATTGTTATTTATGAAGCCCACGTTATACCATGTAGCACTGCCGTCATAGTTCCAGCGAACCTCATACCCGATCAAATCTTCCTCGGTATTTGCGGTCCAAGTGGCCTTAATATAGTTCCTGTTCTTGACTGCAAAGGCCGTGAGGCTTAGACCTGTCGGAGTTGCAGGAGCCATACCGTCCCCTAACTCTGGCTCGTACGGTATGTTAGTTCCCCGCCCAGCCGTTGATCCAGGAGGTGCCGTATATGCAAACGCAGATGCCCTGTCGCTTCTGAGAGTAACGGTCAGAGATTTCTTAAAGTAGTCTATATCTATTGCTCTAACCCATGCCCTGTGTGAAAGCCCTGTCGAAACATCCACGATCTCAACCTTATCTCCAACACTCCAGCCTATGCCAAGCGAGAAGTCCGCGAGTGGTACAATGGCTTCAAATTTATCGTTGCCATTCTCATAGAGCCACTTGGCCAGACTAGAAGCCCACACCTTTGAAGATATGAGATCGTTAGATATTTCTCTCTCAACATTGAACGATCCGGCATCATAGATCACTTCCAAATAGTTCTCCACGACCGGCTTGCCTTCAATAACCAGCTTTGTGACGTTCTTGTCCGTCCCGGCACTGTTGTCTATCTGCAAGTACATGAAGTCAGGATACTTCAATACCCCGGTGTCGAAGTTCGCATCATAGACTGTCTGATTCAGAGTCAGCCCGGTGTCGAACTCTTTGGCAGCGTTAGCGGTTGCATAGTCGTCAACATCGACTGCGGGAGAGTCAAACTTTGCACGCCACTGATCGTCGGTGATAGCGTTGCCGTTCTCGTCCTCGCCGGTGGGCAATCCCTCGGGCGGCACTGTCCCGGACCACGTGAAGATAGGTTCTTTCTCGGTCTTGACACTGCGATTCTTTGACTTGACTATGACTCGATCGCCCTCGCTAGGCAGCCATTGCAGTGAGTCTATATCTTTCAACTTTGAGACTGTGATCGTGCCAACTGTGGACGTTGACCAGGTCGCCGCGAATCCAGCTCTGAATTGAAGCACACCACTCTCATCGAACCACATAGACCCGCCGCACGAATCGACGATCTCCTGCAACCTGTCTGTGAGTTTGTCCGTGATTGAATACAACGCGTAGCCCACGATTGCCTGAGTCGTGCCAACTCCGGTAGCAACCACTATGCTGTCAAGATTGCGGCTGCCTAAGCCTATCCCACCGCAAGTCTCCACGAGCCAGGTCAGTATTGCATCGGCCGTCGAACCGATGAACATTTTGTCCTGACACTTGAGCTTTTGAAGTTGTTTCATTTTGTCAAACGCCTGCACATGAACAGTCCTGCCGTTTCTCGTGAGAGTTGGCTTTTCTGCGTAGCCTGTGAACTGCTTGACTGAATTTATCCATACTTCCACGAGCTGACCTTCGATGTCAAGGTTTGAGATAGTGTACGCAAGATTTGTGTTGTCTATATCGAAGCTGCACTCGTTCGGAGAAATCTTTCCATGCAATACGTCGTTCTTATGGACTATCGGCCCAGAAACTATCCGGGCCGATATATTCACACTATTGAGGTTGACCTGAAAACTCATGTGGTCACCTCCAGGAACTCAAGTGTTTCCTCATACATCGCCACGCCCTTGATCCACTTTTCTTTGTACTCATACGTGCCGATCAGTTTCACATTCACGACAGACTCAGAGTCTATCTTCAGAGTTGCCGCAGTCTGCCTGTATGATTCCAGCGTGGTTCTGTCTGACTCAGTGAAGTATAGCGGTATCTTGTATCTCTTCACTGTGCCATCGCAGTAGTGATACGCCGATCCGTCGGGTGCAATGTTTATGACCTCGATCGGCTCGACCACTTTGGTTCTGTATGGGTGTTTATATTTCTTCGGATAAACTGTGAAACTGAGAGATCCTATGTAAACTGTCATGCTATCACCCTACCTGAAGTTCTACGCCGCGATCGCGCAGATTCTTGTATATGAGATCTGCAAATCTTCGGGCGCTCTCGTCGTCTTCCGTGAGAATATCATTGTCTCTGAATTCGAAATAGTAATTGTTTGTGATATGTTGACTAGACCCGGCTTGGAAAGTCTGCCCTGTGCTAGATTGTGGCAGCTCATAGCTTTCCATTCTCTCCGAGATTGAACGATCCATATTCACCCGCTGATCTTCGGTCAGCAACGGACTGAATAAACCTCCGATGAACGGCAGCTTGCTTAACCAGACAAAGATTCCATCAACGAAGAGAACTATCTGATCTGCCACGTAAGAGATCGTCGCCCCGAGCCAGCCTAAAGCCTTGAAAAACGGTTGGAGAACCAAGAGGCCTTGACCGAAGAGATTGAATGTCAGTGCAAACACTCTCCCTATGCTGATTAGCGCGTCGCCGAGAGGCTTGAGAAGATTCAGTATAGGACCTAGTATCTCCATCACACCTGTGAGAATCGTGGTGATCGGATTCAGCAACATATTGATAGCTTCGAGGTTCACGACTTGATTCAACAGACCCATTGCGAACATCTCGCCAGCCGTGGAGAGGTTCCCCATCACATCTGTGAGTCCTTCCATGCCCGGTCTCAACTTCGCGAATACAGAGACCAGCTCGCCTGTGTTCTCGTCCACCTTGAATATCTCTGAAGAGTCGCCGACTATTGAACCTCTCTCAATCTTCTTCTTGAGATCTCCGAGAGAGTCAGAGAAACTGTCTGTCAAATTCTTGAGATATGTCATTCTCTCCGTGTACTCTCCGAGCTGGATGGTTCCTTCCATGAACTGTTTCTCAAGATCGTTCATCGCAGTGTCAAGGAACGCAAGCTGTCTGTTGACGTTCTCTATTTTGCCTTCACTCAGTACCTCAGAGATTCGATTGATTTTGCTGTATCCCCTGAACATGGCGGTCATGAAGTCTTCTACTGTATCACCTGTATCGCTCGTAGAAAGAGTCAGACCGTCAAGCTCACTTTGCAGCTTGTTAAGGTTGTCGAGAGGCGCGTCAATGTCAAGACCTATTGTTCTGAGCAAGTCTCCGAGAACGTTCTTAATCATCCCAAAGTCTTTCTTCGCGGTCTCGGCATAGTCTCCGACCACACTCATAAGGGTGTTTAGGATTGTATCCCACCATGTGAGCGGACCACCACCAATACTGCCAACGTCTATCTTCGTTGTCGTGCCTGTTGCAAATTTGGCGATACCACCATCTGCAAAACCTCTTATTTTGTCTTTAAGGCTTGCTATTCCACCTTCTGCGAAGCCTTGAGCATTGATTGCCTTGAGGAACGGTAGCCACTTTTCGGTTGACTTCGCATTGACTACGAACTCTCCATTTGAGAGAAGAGCCGGTATGAGATCATCAGTCGGGCCGCCTGCACCGGATATGTAGCCTCCGCTTGCCATGCCAGCAGTGACCGGCAACCTTTGCCAGAGAAGATCTCTGATTCCAGACAATCTGTTGGCAATTGTGTTTAGATAACTGTTCGCGGCCTGAGCTTCTGCGAAGAGATTTTCAAGGGTTATGACTGTTTCTTTCTGAGTCACCGCTTGTTCTTCTGCGGCTGTACCCATAACATCAAACGTCTTTGGATCTCCAACGAAAGATTTAGCGATCACTTCCGGGGTGTTCTCCACGAAGAAGTTGACCGCATCTGCAATCTCAGCAATGTGGGTAAGAAGCTCACCGTTTAAGCTCGACCAGTCACCATTGATTAGATTCTCAAACTCAATCATGAAGTTGGTCAAAAGAATCTTTGTAGCATCCGGAAGAGTTGAGAGATCCTCACCACCGGCAATCCAGTTTTGAGCATTTCCAAAGCCACGGTTCCAGGCGATGATCGCATCTCTGAGAGAACCGAAAGAGTCCATAAGCCAATCAAGTGTCTTTTCGGCTGCAAGAGTCGAGTAAACAGTATCGGTCGCCGCGGTCTCATAATCCCAGTTGGTTGGGAACCACTTTTTAGCCTGTTCTATTCCAATAGATTCAAACTGGAAAGGTCCTCTTCCTGCACCACCTTTAGCACCTATGAGATACTTCGATTCTGCATATGCGAGAGAAGCCACTACTGTGGGGTCAACAAGAGCTTGGTTCAGAGCTGTTATAAGGTCAAATGTGATTTTCTCCATCGCGGGTTTTGCGACAGTCGTAACATCGGCTCCAATTCCGGAATATGCGATCTTGAGAAGCCCCTGCGCCAGCATTTTGTCTACCCTGTCTATGATTTCTTTAGACAGTGGAGTACTGCGAATTTCTATCCCAGATACCGGGAATCCCGCCATTGCGTACATTCCCTCTAGTTCAGGGTATGCCATGCTTTCTTTCTTGAACCTAATAGATTCACCACCACCGGCTGGCACAAAATTCTCGAACCCACCAGATCCACCACCACCACCACCAGATGGTTTCTTTACTCCGAGACCTAGCAACTCTTGAAGCCAGCCAAAACCGAAAATATATTTGATTCCTTCGATTAACTGATTACCTATTTCAAGTCCAGCCTCATAGATTGTAAGAGCTGTATTTTTCACGGCTTCCCAGACCCAAGCTCCAAAGTCAAGCATCTTGTCAAACGGCCACTTTAACCCGGCAAGAATCGTCATGCCTATATATATACCTGAAGCATTGAGCTGATCCAGGAATGTTTCTGTCTTAAGGCCTGCGATAGTATCTGTGTAGAAGTCACCGAGCGTGTCTTTGAGCCATTGATCCCATGAATCACCAATTCCGGCATCAACAAGCCAATTGCCAAATTCCTTTCCAGTCTCCCATCCGGCAACAACGAGTGAGACTCCAAGCCCGAGTGCCCCGCTTTTCGTAATCATCCATGTAGCGGCTCCTGCTTCAAGCGCCTTCACGGCGGAGTTGACCAGACCATTAGAGGAAACATCGTCACCGAGAACTACATCACCAATTAGTGAAAGTCCTACCGCAAGCCTCCATGAACCACCGAGAAACTTTGTGATTCCGATGACCGCGAGCATTCCGAGTGCGTTGTCTATCCAAGATTGATCGAAGTTGTCAACGAACCCACCTACAAGGAACTTTGCGGGTATCTCGAATATCTCTTGTGCAAGCTCGACACTAAGATCGAATTTCTTCGAGATGGATTCAGTTTCTCCGATCTCTTTGATTGTTGCGCTCATCTTCTCAAGTGCCGAGTTCGTAGTATCAAGGTACTTCTGAGAGTCACCCCCCAGAAGCTCGGTGAACCCAGCTCCAATCGTGGCAATACTGTTATAGACTTCTTCAGCTAGAAGCTGAATAGTATTGAGCAAGCCCTTTGTATCTTCGACTTCTGCCTTGAATTTCTCAGTCAAGCCAAGTGTCAAGATAGATGCGGCGATTCCAATCACAGGACTCCCGGTTGCAAGGGTAATAAGCCCACCCCAAGTAATAACATTAAGTAACTTACTTTGAAAACTCTCCGCCTCATTCTCTCCAAATACTATCTTCGCCGGTATCTGAAGAATGTTTGAGCCGAGATCCACAAGCCCCTGCATGAATTCTTTAACATCTGTGGCTTTGGTGAGTTCTTCCCATGAAGCCTTGACGTCACCGAACGCCTTCTTTGTATTCTCTCCAAAGTCCTCAACGTTGATACCCATACTCTTGAGAACACCATTAATAGCTTCACCAGCTTGTGACACTGTGCCTCTAATACCTAGCCAATCATGATCCCACGCAACACGAAGAGTGTATAGACCTGCAATCAAGAGTGTGGGCCACGAGAATATAGTCTTGAACACGCCCACAATCAGATGACCACCAGTCACAACTATCTGCGAGAGCAAGCTCCATGCGGTGCCTGCAACCTTGAGTGTCAGGAACGCAGCACCCACACCAACAACAGCCTTGCCGAACGGCCCGAGTTCTTCGTATCCTGCCTTGATAGTATCCTTCAAAGTCTTGAGAATATCTGTTGGTTTCTCGATCTTCGAGCTGAAGTCCTCCATCCAGTTTGCCGCTTTCTGAATGAGAGGATTGAAACTCTTACCCAGAACCTCTCCAACATCACCGAGTGCTGACCAGAATCTCTTGACTCCTACCTGTGTGGTTTCTGAGAGCTGCTCGGCAAAGCCGTCATACTTCTGAATCACGAGGTCGATAGCTTCTCCGTTTCTGAGCTGCTCCTGAGTCAGTTCTCGTAGGAACGGAAGAGCTTCTCCAAGTTCGCCTGTCAATCCTGCCTGAGTTTTCGCAAGATTCTTCATTGCACTGTTAAGGTCCATTCCCGTGACCTGAGATAATAGAGTAGCGGCAAGTGTGGCGTTCTCAATCTTTTCTTCAGCTATCCCGAGAGACAGCCCGAGTGCACCGAGCGCCTGATATGTTTCATTCCCCACACCTGTGAGGTGCTGAAGGTTTGTCGAAAGTTTTGTGATTCTGTCATATGTACCCTGTGCATCTCTCGTGAACCTCTGAGCCGCGATGGAGAGTTTCATCATTGCCTGCTCCTGCTGGCCCCAGAGTTCAATAGACTTCTTCAACGTAGCCACAACAGAGACGGTCCCAAAAACACCCATCAGGGTGCGACCGATCTGTTTCACTGTATTATCAAACGACGCGGCCTGAGTCTGCATCGTCTTGATTCCGTCTGTGAAAGGCCTTGAATTCAGACCTACATCAAAATTTAGTCCTTCGAAAGCCATAGTCATCAACTCCAAAAGAAAGAAGCGCTCAATCAAGAGCGCTCCCTCTATTCTGGCTTGCCTGTTTTGCCCTCTCCGCTTCGCGCCTTTCGAGCGTCGAGATCCCTGTGATTCCATACAAATAAATCAACTGGTCCTCACGTTCAAGGTTTCTCCATTCTTCGAGCGTGAGGCCAAACTTCTGTATGCAGAGCATCACTTTCAGAGCTTCGGGGACGTAGTCTTCTTCATACTCGAACCTGTCCCAGTCGTACCAGTCACGTACCCGGTACTCTAGCTCTTGCTGGGCAAAAAATCCAGCGCTTTGATGTCACTCGCAATCTTGTTGAGCTGATTTGCTGTGAATCCTAGATCTTTGAGTGCCTGTTCAAATTCCTCTATCTTGTCGATTCCAAACTCTTCGACCATGTCAAGACAGATCATGATCATCAGAATCGAGATGTCATTCGTTCTCTTCTCCACAGCTTTAAGATAGTCAGGATCTGTCTTGTCGTATACCATTGACCAGCCGTAGTTTGGATCGTTCTTCGCCTGATCGAGCGTGAGACCCTCCTCCATGAACTCTTTGCCAGTATTCTTGTTGATTAATCTCATGGTTTTCGGAGCCTCGGGTGCGGGGTACTTCTCGTGATACAGTTTCAGGACAGGATGATCTCCCAGCGGATAGATCTCGATCTCGGGGAACTCTTCCTTCATCTCTCCATTCTCGTCAATTCGCGTCACTTTGATGACCGAGTATCCGTGAGATCTGAAGTATCCCTTCTTTGATTCATCCTTCATCATTTCTTTCAAATTAAGCCTTGACGCTTTCTGAGCGTCTGTTTTTGGTTTGCTGCTCAAATCTTTTCCCTCCTTTTTTGATCTGTTTCCATGCCATCTTTGCGAGCTTCTCTGGATAGTCTCCCCATGCCAGCTCATCGTTCTCTATCGAGTTGGTTCTGGCCTTGATGGTCTGCGCAAATGTCGCACACGCGTAGACCTGCTCCCATTGATCGAAGAGTGCCCAAGCCTGCGCAAGTGCTACCCACGATTCACGGAGCCAGGGGCACTCGGCCACAGACTTTAGCATCCATTCAATTACTTCTCCTGCATCGACAGTCTTATCTTGTTTATGTCTCTGCATGAGAGCCTGCGAGATATACCGCATTGAGAGTGCCCGGAGTTGCTCAATTACCATGCGATTTTCACCTTCCTCAATTTCTTTCGTGAGGTCAAGGTGTCTCTTAGCCTCTTCTATGGCCTCTTCAAACCTGTTGTGCATCATCAACTCTCGAGCACGAAGCCATGAAAAGCGCTGATCTGTGGGATCTTCGGAGACAGCCTTGTCGATGAGCTTCTGGTACTCTCTCGGTTTTGATAAATCCTGATAATGCCAGCTGTGAATATCCTCGCAATACACTTCGAGCGTCTCACCACTTCCGTGCCATGCCAAGATTTCGTGAATTGGAGACTCCCAGTGATAACCGTGCCGGACGTGAATCTTCCATTGATACATTGAAGTCTTTGGTTTCGTACACTTTTCATCGAACCAGCTGAAGACGAAAGGCCAGCGAACGAGAGTGGCCTGCGGGTAAAGCTGAAAGATTTTCTCGACCTTCTCTCTCCAGCCCTTCTCCATCACTTCGTCTAAGTCAATGCACAAGCACACGTCGAAGTCATCGGGTACATTCTCAAGCGAGATGTTTCTAGCTACATCGAATCTCCACGGCTCAATCGTGGCGCGAAAGACGTTGACTCCGCGCTCTTTGAGAAGCTCAACCGTGTTATCGGTTGAACCTGTATCAGTAACAAAAACTCCATCCGCTTCAGCGATGGAGTCATACCATCGAGGCACGTTCTTGGCCTCGTTCTTGCATATCGCATACACTGCGACCTTCAAGTTATCCCCTCCCTGAGTCTTACACGTCGTCATTCCTTTCAATTTCGATCAATGCGACCGTTCCGGTGTAGTATGCTGTACCGTCGGGCGCGCGCAATGCCTGATTGAATTGGCAGCGTTGTTCCCCTGCCGTGTCAGCAAAGACTACATAAAATCTGCCCTGATACTGTGAGCCGTCATCGTTTTGCATCGGGAACGTGAGAGTCATTGGGTTCGCGACGTTCGGCTTCGCCTTGAGAAAGTCATGCAGCTTTGAGACTTCTTTCTGGGTGGCTACTCCGTTCTCGTTCCACGTGAGAAGAAAGTAGTTGAACGTCGAACCCTGTTCAGTATCCCATTTGTCGATTATTTCCCCACTCTCCGCATCGGTTTCAGTCGGAGCGTTGGGAGAATAAAGCCAGTTCTCGTAGTCTTTCGGTTTGAGCTGGATTATCTCTCCTCCATACTCAAGACTAATCATAGAGATCACCACACTTTATGACAATGTTTTCAGTTCCGTTCAGGTAGTCCAGAGAAGCGTCTGGGTCGATATGACAGACTCCGAGATACTCTTCGCTCGAATCCCTAGAGTTTGCGACCTTGAGTCTGAATTTCTTGTCTCTGTATTCTTCGAGAATGTTGTCTTGAGATTCGATGAGGTCTTTCCCCACCGAGACCGTGTATGTCTTGTTGCCCGAGACTTTCAAGGGTGCTCCGTCAACATTGAGATACCCTGTTTTCTCTTCGTTCTCCGTAACCGTGAGGTCAACGAGAGCTGGAACAGTCTCGACCGTTCCTGAGGCTTCGAGATATTCAAGCGCAACAGTCGGTTCCTGATATTCAACGGCGAGGTTGTATTCAATTTCGACCAGCGCTTTTCGTCTTGGGGCGGTTGTGAATGTCACGTTGGTCGTAGTAACAGTCACATCAGTATCTTGAAGACCGTTCACATATGCCTTGATGTTTGATGTGCCACTCGGTGTCTCCGAGAGAGTAAACGCCGTAGTGTAACCGTCTCCTTCAAATATGTCTAATTGCTTCTGCTGGTTCAATTCAACCAGCGCCCCTTCTCTATCCGTGACAAATCCAACACCAGCACCTATTTCTGTTGTTTGAGGAACGAGCAACATATACAGAACTTCATGATCTCCATCTGCCACGGTTGCCGTGCAGGTAGTCCCCACAACAGTACCGGTCACACCTCCGGTGACTTCACAGTTCCCCTTGCCAGCATACGAAAGTGTTGCGGTGTTGCTCGCAAAAGTCACTGTCTCCTTATACCAACGTCTCAGCAACTTCCAGCCGTTGTCATAGTATATTTCGTCTCTTGCATCTGCGTTTCCATATAACTCGTAATCTAGGTACATTGAATCTGTATTCACAAGTTCACCTCCATTAGAGGTTCAAGATATTTGCGTTGGCAAATTGCTGCCCTGTTGAAAGCAGGTTCCTTCAATCACAGACCAAACTTGTATGTTAGTGTACCAAAATTGTTACAAACCGCGGAAAACCATTAAACCGTAGGAACAAAGCAGGCGCGCGCCCCGACGTACCGAACCCGACTAGCAAACGAATTACTCAGATACCAAGAGAAAGGCCCCGCAGCCGAGCCGGTAAACCAAACGCCGCCCCGTGGAAAGCAGTTTGTGGTGTAACTAGTCGGAGTATATAGATAGTCGCATACATACTTGCTTGCAGACGGAACATCCGTTTGAATGCTTTTCGGCAGGAACAAACCTTTTGAGTCCTGAGTCCAGTAAAAGTCTTTCAAATAACCGTTTGTTAGTAGGGGTGAACATGGTATCTGCGTGTATCCACTTAGGGTGTCGTTATAAGGTTTATCGGGAGCTACATAAAACCCATCAGACTTTATACCACCACCGTCTGTGAACTCCAATATGTTGCCCCACCAGTTCTCAAGCCCAAATAGAGAAACGGCTTCGAGGTTTGTGCCACCTGTATCCACAGCCCCAAGCAGTGCCGTAGCACCAGTCAGTTCAGACTCGTTTCCTGTTCCACTTGCCTTCCCGGTTATACCCTGCCCCACCGTTGTTTGTGCGTTGAAATCTGCATACTTAATTAAATACAACAGGTTAACCATTCCGGCTTGTTTCAAGTCAACGAGTCCCCAACCGGTGCCTCTGTTCTCGGCCATAGTACGAAATTCAGGTAGAGTCTGGTTAGATTTTGGCTTTCTTCCGGAGACGGAGCGCAACATATGGTCCGCTAAATCTCCCGATGCTATCTGTATTGGATAAGAACCGTCTGACGCATCCTCTATCCATGAGCTGTCTGAGATCTTTTGAACAGCGCCTTCATATGCGCCTAGATATATTTCTTCCAGTTCCTGACCGCCGGCCATGAAGGAATCGAATGGCACGAAGCCGGGCATCTTCTCGGGGGAAATATAGAGCCGGGCTTTTTGGTCGTCGGACGAGTAGTACCCAAACCACCAGAACTTTTTGAACCTGGATACCACATCGCCGGCTGTACCATCTTCAACAAATCCCGCATCGCCAAAAGATGCTATCCAATTTCCGGCGCTGTCAAGAGTCATTCTTTCTATGCTCTTGAATGGTTCGATATCAGCGATATCATCTGAATCCATTCCGGCGGCTTTACCGATTCTGGTCAGTGCCGATGAGGATTTGCTCAGATCCCATTCCACGCCATACGCATCGTCTGGGATATTGTGAGCTACCAGCTCTCCTATTCTCGCTCCAACAAGGCCAGAGTGAGAACCATAAAAGTGAGGAGTATAACCGCATCTGCCTTTGTTCGTGCGGTTCAGCATCCTTGTTTGAACTTCCTGTTCTGTGAGTTCTTCTATGCTGAGACCAATCTTTTTCTTCTGCCATTTTCTGTATGCCATATTCTGCCTCCCAGTTCAAAGAATGAAGGGGCCGAAGCCCCTCCATCAGAGAGTTTTTTCGTCGATAGGTTCAATGATTTCTTTCGTTCCGAGACTCTTGACTATCGCCTCTTTCAGTTCTTCGAGAACGACATTCGTAGCAATACACTGGAGAGTAACTTTGTTGTTCTCAATGAACTTGTCTGATTCGATCGTGATCGGACCTTTGATTGTGGTCTTGGTCGGGTTCTCAAACTTCGCCAACAGTTTGCCGTTACCATCGTAAAGCTCAATCTCATAAACGATGTTCATAGCATCACCTACGATGTGATGTCGGTCGGAGCGCCCACAATCTGCATCCTGAGAGTGACCTGAGCCTTGTTGCTGGTGCTGAAAGTTGCAGAGATTGGTCTAACGTACTTGTACTGCTTTCCAAACGCTTTTGCGGTTCCGCTGTTGTCAAAAAGTATCTTCATACCGATTGTAAACCAGTCGGTAGCAAGGTTCGCAGACACAGTGCTTCCGTCGATGCTCTTCTTCAAGTATGCAGAACCGTCATTCGTGCTAACAAGTGCGGTAGCTCCGTTGCTTTCTTTGTGGTTGTTGAACCATTCGTTGAGAGCATACTTGTTGGTTGCTACATCGTCATCGTTGATGTCAACTGTGATTGAGAACTCTGGCAGATTGATTGTGTCGTCGCCCTCTTCAATGCTGTTGAACACACCTTGAGGTGCGTAGCCTTCTGCCGGAGCGTCTATGACAGGTTCGAGCAGTTCCGGCACGTCGGCATACCCGGTAATGGTCTCGGTGAATGGTGTGATAGGCGTGCCATCAAACAGCGAGATGGTCACGTGCTTCTTTCTAAGATATGGTCTTCCCATGAGAAGTTCCTCCTTTGCTTACTCGATAAATTCGTAATACACAGTGATGGCTCTTACTGCGTAGTTGCTTATTGCTGATTGCTGAGAGAGTTCATACCTGGAGATCTGAAGCTCTCCGAGCTTAGATGTTGGTTCTTCGCCTACATAGTCCATGACAGAGATAGCACCTGAACCTTCTATTGCCGCTGTGAGAGTGCCAATGATAGTATCGAGCGTAGCAACACTTTTGCTGTGTACGAGTAGTTGGGTAAAGTCGTACTGATACGCTTTTCTATCATCTTGTGCCCTCCCCATCGACGTTTGAAGTTCGATGAAGCTGTCCTCAGTCATATTCTCATTCTTTCGATCTATGTACCATGTCCCCGAGCTGTACTTTCCTGAAAAGTACATTCTCAGAGACGCTTGAATGTTTCGATAGAGAGCGGCTGTCATTGTGCCTCCCTCCTCTTTTTCTCGATCCAGGCTTCGATTCTGGAACGTATGAATTCAGGGGCCTTCCTTCGCCAGTCTTCCAGTGTCCTGCGAACGAAGCCCGCACTTGCTGCCTGACCGTATTCAACATCAAAGATGTATTCGGTGTTGTTGAAAATGTGGTAGGCCATCGCGTTTGCGATGTCTATGAGATTCCAATTGCCGCGAAGATTTCCAGTCACCACGGGCGAGTTGAGCTTCAGGTCCGCAAGTATTGCATTAGCCAAATCACGGATAACAACTTTTGCGCACTCGGGGTCCATTCGTGCCGAGAGAGTCTGAAGGTATCTGTTCAGTTCATCCACATTGGAGCGAATATGAGCGTCTCGATCGCCATGCTGTTTCATGTGGGGTTGACTCCAAGAACGAAGTAACCCTGCTTGATCTCCAGCACGTCAATACGGTAGTCTGAACTGTCAATCTCCAGTATGTCTGATACTGAAACTTGAGCCGTGAGAATGACCTTCAGAGATTCGAGGGTCAGTTTGCCGTTGCTGCTTGCTATCTGATCCTGTCTCCATGTACCGATATAACCTGTTGTCTCGGTCTCTGTGCTGTATGTTGTAGTCTGCAAGCCTGTGAATGGATCGATCGCTGTCGTGGGATTCGATTTGATAGTAAATGAGGTCTGGGGCAGTTTGTCTATGAATGCAGAATTGAGACTTGCAAACTTGCTAAACATAGCGGATTCTCCGGTATCTGTTGAGAGCGTTGAGAATCTTCTGAGAATAGCTACTTTCGTATGTGACCGAAGCACCTTCGAGACTCTGAGACTTAATACCCGAGTTCTCCAGGAGCTGATGATCCACCATATCGCAGGCCGTGAGCTGGAGAGCCGAGGGAAGATCCTCGTCTGTGTCGTATCCGCAAATTCCCTTGATCTCGGCTTCAACCGCTGCAATTACTGCTGTGAGCTGAGCGTCTTGAGTTGAGCTTGTGATTCCCCTGAGTGCTTTGTATTGAACAAGTGTCAGGAGTGCCATTCTAGCACCTCCTAGAAACTAGGGGCCGATGGCCCCTAGACTATGATCAGATCAACGTAGGCTTCCGATGCTGTGGTCTCACATTCAACACTGAAGCCGGTAGTTGCTTTACTCGTGATTGAAAGATTCAAAGATGCCAGCGAAGCTGCCTCTATGCCATCAATCGTGGCGCAGACTATGAAGTTCGCATCCGCCATGTCCGAGTCGTAACCAAGACCCTGAGCCCCATAGTGTGCCTGAGTGTTCGTGAATCCTAGCACGGTATTTAGAGTACCATTTCCAACTACGAGGCTTGAGCCTCTTCCGGTCGTGGCACTCGTGATCTTCAAAGCGCCAGCTGCCGAGGTTGGAGTCAATCCTGAAATATCGGAAGTAATAACGGCAATAACTTCATCTATTGTGACTGCTGAAGCATCCGCACAGTCTCCGGTCCCTGCCGTTTCTACTCCAAAGTCTGCACCGAGTTTCAATTCTTCAAGTAAGCTATACGAAGTAGGAGCAGTAATTACCACAGACGAATTGGTCCCATATGTTGGAGACTTGATCGTGTACTTTCCCGCATTCGTGACATTGTAGTCAACTGTAACGCCTGTCTTTTTCCCCGCAAGAGCCTGAATAGCGTTCTGCATGGCAGTGGCTATCGCGGCGCCCGAGTTAAGACCTGTGAGGGTTAGCGTTACTACCTCGGCTGTGTCTCCATCGACCGATATCATGAACTTCGTATCGGTGCCGCCTGAAATGTCAGTGCTTGGAGTTTCGCCAGACACCGAAGTAGCCTGAGCAAAGTTGAACGTTGCGGTACCTGCACCGACACCATCTGGATTGACGATGAACGTTCCACCGTCTCCGACTTCCGTCATATCAAACGTTGCCGTCTGGGTTCCTGTCAGGGTAGCTGCATCGCCAGACTGAAAGAGAACTCTAGTCGGGTTCACGCCGTTAAGCTGGATCTTGCCCTTGCGTATATATCCAGCTAGTACTCCTGCCGCAAGCTTTGCGGAAGTAACAGCGCCTGCCGCTATTTTGTCTTCAGTGACCGCACCGTCAGCAATTGCGGAAGCAGATACCAACTTTGAATTAGTGCCGTCGTGATCGTGGCCGCTAGCGGTATCAAAGATATCTTGAAGCGCTTTCTTCAGTACGGGATTTCTTACTTCGTCAAACTCATATCCATGTGCCATTGTTTCTCCTCCTCAAGTAGAAGGGCGGCTCAATGGCCGCCCTTCATTTGTTCCTTGATTATTATCAAGCATCAGGATCTAGTATCCCAGTTATCTTGAAATGCATCCACTCTGGACCATAGTCAAGCCCGATCTGCCCGAATATCTGTCCGCTCTCAGCAGCTCCAGTCTTGGAAAGCTCTTCATAGAAGAAGTTCCCCTTGCCGGGCACGGGCTGGAATACCGGCGCACATACAGAGAGTTCAGCACCGAGAACTACCGTGGTTGGCATGAAAGGATCGAGAACTATTCCAACGTTTCCAAAGTCGGTCTCAATCTGCTTGATGTTGAGCCCGCCGATGTTTCTGTCTTCGGGAGCATATCCGTAAATTGCCGAAATTGCCTGCTTCTGAGCGGCGTTCACGAACAGGACCATGTTCTGAAATCTCGCGCCGTTGGTCCACGCAGTTCTAAATGCTTCCTGAAGCTCGGTTTTGTCAAGCGCGTCTCCGCCGCCAGTCACCGTGTTGCTGGATATGGCCGTGAGTATTCCTCTTGACCTGTTGGCCTGATCCGCGTTTCCGGCAAGGACGTAGACACCGTTCAGGAAAGTGTGCTCAATGTCTCTGGCTATCTTTTCGAGTGTGACTGCGATCTGGAAAGCCTTCTCGTCGGCTGCGTTGTTGACCTGCCCGATTGTGTTCAGGCCACTCATTCTTCCGGCGTTCGACATCTTTACATATGAAATAGACACAGACTCGTGGAAGATCTGTGTAACGTTTGTGTCCTGCGACCTTGCGAAGTTGCCGCTTGCAGGAGCTGTGAGAGAGTCATTCTCTGTTATGTTTGGCTGTGATACCGTTGTGATTGTGTACTCAGAGCCGGTCGGGAACTGGAAGTTTGATGTCTGTCTTCCACCTGTCAGACCCCCGATCATTGTCAGGAATGGTGTCTGTTTCGGACTTGCCGTGAACAGTGCACCGGCATAGTTAGGAAGATCCCATAAAGTTGCTGTTGCCATGATTTATCACTCCTTTTTCTCGTACTTTTTCTGCATGAGTTTCACGTACTCGCGATTGTTCCCTTCTTTGAGGGCTTTCTCAATGAGCACGTCGATGTTCTGCGGTTCGGTATCAGTCTGCGCGGGAGCCCTGCCCTTTGTTTTTAGGATTCCTTCTGTGACCGATTTCTTAAAGTTTTCAAGCGCCTTCTCGTATGTTGAGAGTGCCTGATCCGTTGTTTCTTCGTCTTGGCCGATCAGGTAGTCGGTAAGGTCGGCCGGAAGCCCTTTCTCTGTGAGCTTCTTGATGGCGAGATTCTTGAGACTTTCTTTTTTTCTGGCCGCTGCCTCCTCATTGAGCCTCTGCTCAAGCTCCCTGATCTTCTTCTGCTCGGGTGTCTCTTGCGGATTGACTTTCGCGATTTCTTCGTCCACCAGTTTCTTGAGGTTGTTCGCTTTCCAGGTCTCAAGGCCCTTGGTGTGGAAGGAATCGCGGTAGCTTTTGAATATGTCGTTCTTCTCGACAAATTCACCCACATTGTCTTTCGTGACTCCTGCCAATGGGTTGAACTTCGATGTGAATTCCTTTACTTCTGGTGCTTCGAGGTTCGCACTGATTGTTTCCAGTGCCTTAGTTAGTTCTTCGCTTGCCATATATATATCTCCTGTCCCTCAGAGTGCCACATGCCCTCAGAGTGGTTTGTATTGTTCATGAAAAAGCCCCGGCGTATAGGCACCGGGGCAGGGAGGTGAGAATGAAGAAAGTACGTGTCCTATTTTGGGTAACCTCGATCGTTTGCTTCCGGGGTTTCTGCTATTTTCTGGCTGAAAACCTCGGCAACTTTTTCTGCAAAGCTGTCTATTTCTTTTTCGCTGATTTCATCTTCATCTGTGAATATGATTGCCATACACTTGCAATCCGGATGCTCCGGTTCTTTCACTTCCGGCAGCTTGCTCCAGTTGTAGAAAACATCCTTCATTTTCAGATACAGCTCTGCCGAATACTCCGATTTTCTCTCACCCAGAGCCTTGACTATCTCGTGCATTTCATGTGCATTCAGTTCAAGTGTCACCTTTCTCACATTACCCCTCCTTCTGTTTCTTCCATTCGCTGTAATCTTTTATTTCCTTCTGCCTCTTATCGTCTTCCCAGATCTTCACGTAAGTCTCCGGAAACACTTTGAGATCAACTTCTTTATGTGTTGCCAGTCGTCTACGATAGTTTTTGGATTCACAGACACACCAGTCGGACCACTCGTACATTTTCTCGTTCCATTCGCCGGTGTTCAACATTGTAAGAAAGTCAGAAACGGTCAACCCGAAAATTTTGAAGAACTCATCATCGGTGACAATTGCTATCAAATCTATGTCTCTTGGCATTGTGGATGATATTACGCTACCTACCAACCTTATGATCAAACTATCCCTCCTTCTGTTTCTTCCATTCGCTGTATGTTATGTAGTCGCTTATTCCTTTACCCTGAATCATTCTCGTTCGTGGTTCGCTACCTTCAAACACGAAGATAGTCGTGCACCGACAATTGATGTCTTCAGACGCGATCCCGAACATTCCAGGGGCCTTAGTCTTGAAACCTCGAATGTGGAAGTATCCGTTTTTGTCCTCTATTTGGCCGTCTAACGCTCTGTGAGTGTCACGAGTTTTACTATCGAGTGTGGCCACCCACATTCTCTTGGCTTCGACCCCTTTCTCCTGCATTTTCTGCATGGCTTCAAGTTGGGCCTCTTCCTTACATCTGTGACTCTCGGTCCATATGATTCTGGTAGCTTTGACATAGTTGTTCTCAAGCGCTGTCTTGAGCCGGTCCGCGGTCTTGAAGTAACTCTCGCCTTTGATGAGACCCTGTGTGACTTCCTGCCGGATACTCCAGAGAATCTCCTGTCTGTTCTTTTCGAGGACCTCGTTTAGTGTCAATCCAGAGACTGGATTCTGAATCGCCTTTTTGATGTAGTCTTTCGGGAGCTGATACCATCTAAGATTGATTCCTGTGGCCTGTTCTGCGATCCAGCCCATGCGGTTGAAGCCTTCTGAATAGACTTCAGAGAGTAGAGCCTGAACCTCTTTCGCCTGAGTACGTGAGAGTTCAAGTATTGCAGCGTCAAGGTCTCTCTGCATCTTTCTGAGACGGTCGTACTTCTGCATATCCGCGAGTGTGAGTACGCCTTTCTTCGAGAATTGTTTATAGTATTTTTCAAGCTCTTTCTTCACATCGTAGAGCGAGTCTTTGTATGCACTCTTCAGTTCTTTGAGCTGCCGATTCGTGAATCCTTCGTACCACTTATCAAAGTCTCCGAACGCTCCGTTAGTTGTCAGTCTCGCCATCGTCCTCATCCTCTTCGAGGTTCACAGGCGGGTAGTAGTTCATCTGCTTCTCTCTCTGCTCGTCCATCATCTCAATCACAGCTTTCGGATCATCAATGAACGAAGCTAGGCCATACAGTATCTCATCAGGGATAATTCCCTTGAGCGCGGCGAGAACCTGAGCGTCTTTTTCCAGACTGACAGGGAGGTTTCGAGTGAACTTCTGAGTGACGTGCAACCAGTCGAGATTGAAATTCGGAGACGAGGCGAGAACCTTGAACATTCTCTGATTGCTTGCCGAGAACTTTCTCTCTGCCACAATACATTTGTTTTCGAGTGAGAGCAGCTTGTACTTCCTGGATTCCCCGGAAATGTCAGATGTAAACTCCTGATCCGAAAAGTTCACTGACTTCGAGAATCTCAGAATGTTGGCTTCGAGTCTGTTCAGATGTGAGTCTATCGCTGCAACGTTGATGTTTTTCTCGATGAAGGCAAGATCCGCACCTTCGGGGAGGTTGAACGCCCCTGTGTACTTTGCGTCCTCCACAACCTCGCTCGTGATGTCGGCCCCTATTGCCTTCATATATGCGAGCCGCCACTGTTCAAGCTCTGAATCTATGTCGGACTCTTTTCTGTCGTATGCATCTATGAGAGCAAGAACCTTCTCAGCGTCACCGATTCGCTCTTCGTTGTTTGGGTACTCGATCAAAGGCACAAAGTTGAAGAGATGAGGCATGGGGTTCACAGGTTCGGTGTCATCGAGAACGTAACCATTGACACTCTCGATGAAGAACGTCACGGTGTCTTTGTCGTACCATTCGACTCTTACTTTGTTTTCTGTCTGACCGCTCGGCCCGACGTACTCAACGAGATAGTATCTGAGAGCGAACTGAACCTCATCAATGGAACGATCCCACACCCATACGCACTCCCAGGGGTTAACATTCATTGCCCTATGTTTGCCATCAGTGTCTACATAGAGCAGACGGCCGGCAGTTCCGCAGATGGAGGCCATTTTGACTGTCTCGGCATCGAGATCGTCTATTCTGTTTCTTAGCTGGAACTCTTCGAAGTCCGGCGATTCGGGGTCGGTTTCATAAATGATCGGTACACCGGCCAAGTACCCGGTCTTCGTGTCAACAATCTCACTGAAAAAGTCGTTGTTGAGTTGCCTGTTGACCTTTGAGGTGTCATCATAGTAGCGATCGAAGATCGGCACTCCGTCGGTCTCGGTCTTATACCGCTTATATAGATTCTCCATGACTGTGGCGCGTGTGGAGTTGTCGTCTATGAGATCCGTGATTATTTGTGACGTTACTTTGCCGTTCAGTTCTATGAGTTCTCGTATCGTGTCAAGTGTCATAGCGTTACCTCCAAGCCGAGTAACCGGCTGTGATTTTGCGTCTCAGCCTCACAGGTTCGATCGCATATCTGAGTGCTGCGATCGCGTCGTCTTTGAACTCTATTGGCTCATCCAGAACATTGCCGTCTTTGTCTGCTTTGTACGAATACTGCTGCATCTCGGCAAGCAAGTTTGAGCAGTTCTTCGAGATGTGGATCTTGTGTCGCTTTAACCAGTCGATGCCGTCTTTCACAGAGCCCTTGCCTTTGACCGATCCACTGATCCTGAATCCCGCCTGCTGAAATTCCTTAATCCTTGCAGGCTCGGCCGAATCTGCTATGAGCTGTGAACGCTTGTCAATCATCTTTGCAACTTCCTGAATCAGTTCAGCGTTTGTAAGCCCTTTCTCATACAGTTCATCGAATACATAGAGTTCATCGTCTTTGAATCCCACACGCACAAGAGCCGAGGGGTGGTTGAACCCGAAGTCGAGGCCCTGATATACGGCGTCGAAGTCTTCCTCTTTGTAGGGAATGTCCTCAAAGACATAGTTTGTGAAGACGAGGTTTCCGAGTACTCCCCATTCACCGAGGCCGTAGATCTGATAGTACGTGCGGTCCTGATTCTTCAGGTTCTCAATGACTCCCCGATACTGTTCATCCAGGAAGTCATTATCTTTGTAAGTTGACTTGTGTATCGAACAGTTTTCTTTCGGCACATCGAAGAAGTAGGACTTGAGCCAGCTCATAGCAGAGATAGGATTGAATGTCATTGTGATTTGCAGCGGCCATTGAGTCTTGCCTCTGAGCCTGAGATCTAGCTGTTGAAAGTCTTCCTGCGTGATCTCGCTCGCTTCTTCGACCCAAATATCCGTGATACCTGCAATCGATTTCAGTTTTTCCACATCGTCAAGACCTGTGAAGATTATTTGATTGCCGTTTAGACAGCCGATCTCCATGTCTGACTTGTTGACCTTGAAGAGCCCGAGAACCTTCCAGCTTCTAAGAATAGCCATGATGAGTGCAAATGTCGAGTGACGATTGGTCTTCGCAACCTTCCTGACAACGAGCGTCTTGTGGCCTTTCTCTTTCATTGCGCGGAGAACAAGCCTCTGTGCAACAAACATTGATTTACCAGAACCTGCACCGCCATAAAATATCTCATAGCGTGAGCGGTTCTCCAGGTACGGCCTGAAAGTCTTGTTGAATATACGAGTGTGGATCTTAATCGCCATCTTCAACCACGTCCACGGTAATATCGAGGCCACCGGAGTGGGCAAGCTCTTGTTTGTCGGTCTGATTGAGGTATTGTTTTCCAAGCCAGATGAGCATCGTGTTATTGCCTTTCTCTGCGGCCTTCCACTGTAATCTTCTTAGAGACATCTTCCCGTTGTCCATTCCGTTTTTATATATGCGACAAAATTCTTTGTCTCTCTGAAGAGTCCTTGTCGATATGCCGAGAATCGAGCTGATTTCTTCCTGAGTACACTGAATGTAGGCCAGCTTCTCGACAAGCTCATAGTCTATTTTCTTTTTCGGTCTGCCAGCCATAAAATCACTTCCTCATCAATTGAGCTTTCTTGCCTGTGAATTCTTCCCAACGTCTCACGATGACATCACAATATCTCTCGTCAAGTTCCATCATGTAGCAGATACGATTAAGCTGTTCGCAAGCTATGAGTGTTGAGCCTGAACCACCGAAGAGGTCGAGAATAAGTTTTGCAGTATGATTTGTTATTGCACGCATTGCTAATGCAATAGGCTTTTGTGTGGTATGAAATTCCGTTTTATTGTCTCTTTTTAACTGCCATAAGGTTTCTTCGTCATTTTTCCCTGCCCAAAGCCTATCAGTGTTCTTCCCAATCACATAATAAAACATTTCAAATCTAGGTTTGTAATTCGCGCCCAAAGCATGGCCACCGAAACGCATTTTGTCCCATATTAACGTATTGATTAAAATAAGCGAATTATCACGGAAAACCATCAACAAATCTATTTCCGTACCCGCCCCACAAAAAACATACATAGGGCCAACAACGTTTTCCTTCATGATTGGAACAAACTTCTTATATATTTCAGTGTTTTCATCCCCAATAATCTTGTCTCGTTCTTTTCCTTTTCTCCCTTTGCCGTAATACATTGATGAAGTTTGAGAATGATAATTGACTCCATAAGGCGGGTCAGTAAATACCATATCCGCTTTCTTCCCATCCATCAGCCTCTCGACATCTTCTTTGATAGTCGAATCTCCGCACATCAAGCGATGCTTTCCAAGCAAGTAGATGTCTCCACGTTTTGTCTTAGGCTCTTCAATCTCATCAATTGCAGCGTCAGCATCGAAGTTATCCTCTTCGGGTTCTTTATCAAATGTGATAAGATTTTCTATCTCGTCAAGGTCAAACCCAGTCAGCTCTATGTCAAAGTCTCCTGTGTCAATGTCAGTCAATACGTCCTTTAGCTTGATGAAGTCCCACTCGCCAGAGATTTTATTCAAGGCGACATTGAGAGCTTTCTCCTTTGCGTCGTCAAGGTCAACAACCACGACATCAACTTCTTCTATCCCAAGCTCGCGTAAAGCCTTGAGTCTTTGATTACCACCAACAACGAAGCCTGTGCGTTCATTCCAGACGATAGGTTCGACGTATCCAAATTCTGAGATGCTTCGCTTGAGCTTGGCAAGCTCCTTGTCGTCAATCTTACGTGGGTTGTATGGAGCGTACTTTAGGTCTGATACTTTCATTTTCTCAATCTTCATCTCTGCCTCCTACTTCTCGCTTTCTATGACATCCTTCAAATGATCAATCGGGTACATGCATTCCAGTTCCTTGTTGAGCCTCACCATGCTCTCTTTCATGCCTGTTGCGATTCCGTTCGCCTGAAGGGCATAACAAGCAGGGCATATACGAATGAGATTGAAGGGATGAATGTTGTGGTATGTACCAGGCACTTCCAGATAAGGTGGGATCTCGCTGTATCTTCCGAAGACAGGAACCACATAACCATCCGTGCCATGAAGAGGCCTCCGGCATAAACGGCATACATTGTCCCTGTGCCTAACATACGACTTCATCTTGTCCGGAATATCGTTCATTTAATCGCCTTCTTTATCAGCTCGACCAGCAGCTCATAGATAGGCTGGTTCACTATGATTTCGGTTTTAGTGTGCCCCGAACCTATAACAATTCTCGTAATGCACTGCCAGAGTTCGTACATGATTTCTCCTCTACCAGTTCCTTTTCCTGACTCTCCCTCATCTGTGCGAAGAGTCTGAGACACCGCCATGAGCAGAACTCGGCTCCAGACTCCAAGATTTTCCAGTGATGATTCATAGCCTCTACTTTTCCGCAATAGTCGCACCGATGAACCAGCAAAATGACCTCCAATGAAAAGGGAGCCCGAAGGCTCCCCGAACACTGCGTTCTGCCAGCTTTGCTACGTGCTTGGCCGTATCTGGCGAAAGTATATGCTCCAAGCAGCCGCGACTATGAGCGGGACACCCCCCTACACAGTCGCCTTCCACGTGGGTAACACAAATAAAGGCCGTGGCACGAACGGATTCGAACCGCTACCCTTCCGTTTATGAGACGGATGCGCTGCCATTGCGCTACGTGCCTAGCCTATTAAATTAAACTAGCTTCTTGATTGTTTTGCCATTGTCGTTGCAGAGATAAGCCTCACAAAGAGGGTGAATAACTATGACTTCTTCTTCACCGTTTCTCAAGCACCACACTGCTTTTGCTTTTATTACTTCCTGCTCCTTCTCAACACAGTTCTTAGCCTCAACCTTTTCGTATGCCGATACACAGTCGTGAGCAGGCATAAACAAGCGCGATACTCCGTAGTGTTTGCTAACAGCACCGAACGGCTCTTCAGACTTGAACACTTCCGCTTTTCTGTTGACAAAGTACATTCCGTCAATAATCTTGACTTCTCTCAAGTTGTCAAGCACAAACTCTTCAGGGTGATTCAATACCATCAAAATCATCTTTCTACCTCCTGTATACTGTCTAGTAAGTTACTGAGCCTTATTTCCCAGATATAAGGCTGTATAGGTTTAGTTTCTTCCATCTCCTGAATCTTCGATTGATATACGTTTTCTC